TGACTTAACTGGTCGGGTATTAGTGGACCAGGCCAAAAACCCCATGTCTGACAAGTGGGAGGTCATTGAATTCCCGGCAATCATGCCGTCTGGCAAGCCTTGTTGGCCGGAATTCTGGAAAGTGGACGATTTACTGCGTGTCAAGGCCGCTTTGCCGGTCTCAAACTGGAACGCGCAGTGGATGCAGAACCCAACTGCGGAAGAAGGGGCGATTTTCAAGCGGGAGTGGTGGAAAGTTTGGCAGCGAGAGGCCATCCCAAAGCTAAAGTACGTGATCCAGAGCTATGACACGGCGTATTCCAAGAAAGAGTCGGCAGATTTTTCCGCCATTACGACTTGGGGCGTGTTTGAGCCCATCGAAGGCGAGGAAGACAACCTAATTTTGCTCGATGCGAAGAAGGGCCGGTGGGATTTCCCAGAGTTAAAGCGTGAGGCGATGGAGTTGTACAAGTTTTGGGACCCGGACTGCGTGTTGATCGAAGCGAAAGCGTCTGGTATGCCACTTACGCAAGAATTGAGACGAACCGGCATTCCTGTTGTAAACTACTCGCCTGGTGGGCGCAGGTCTGGTACGGATAAAATCAGCAGAGCTAACTCTGTGTCACCTGTTTTTGAAGCGGGATTCGTGTGGGCACCTGACGAACCGTGGGCCGAGGACCTTGTTGAGGAAATGGCGGAATTTCCTTTTGGGGCAAATGACGACTTGACAGATTCAGCGGTTCAGGCGGTAATACGGTTTAGACAGGGCAACTTTCTCCAGTTGCCCAGTGACTTTATTGAAGAATCTTTGGGCCCTCAAACCTATGAGTACTACTAGTTATGGCACAACAAAGTAGCCCGGACGTCAATCAGATTTTGTCTACCATTCGTCAGGTAGAGTCTAGCAATAATTATGGCGCACAGGCAAAGGGTTCGTCGGCCTCGGGTGCGTATCAGTTTATTGATAGTACTTGGCAGGCTTCGACAAAGAAAGCCGGTTTGGGCACGGAGTACGCTAGGGCCAAGGACGCTCCTCCTGAGGTGCAGGACGCGGTGGCCGCGTTTGCTGTTCGGGACATCTTGAATCGCACGGGCAATGACGTGACGAAGGTGCCGTTGGTGTGGTATACGGGCAACCCCGAGGGTCGGATGACTGCGGATGCGCTCAAGGCCAATCAGGGCTTGACTCCTGACAAATATCAGCAGAAGTGGTTATCTGTGTTAGGTGGCGGTGCTTCTACCAAGACGGCCCAAGCTCCACGGACCACGGCCCAAAGAAGGGCTCCCATGGGAGGGATGACGCTTGCCTCCTTGCCCGATAATTATCGAATTGCTTTGGCTACAAGTTACTTGGGTGAGACGGAAGATCCTGAGGAAGCGGTGGCGGAACGTGCGGTTAGGATGATGGAAGAGGCGCAGGGCGGAGGGGCGGCCAAGATTCAAAAGACCATAGCCCAGGCTGTTCCTGATGAGACCATTGATCCGTTTAAAGTAATGGCCCAAGCACAAGCTCCGCAAAAACAACCTTCCCGTGCTGTACCGAGGATGCCAAGAACGTTTGCCGAGGGTGGTGAGGCTAGCCTTAAAGAAAAAGACGATTTAACGCAGGAAGATAAAGACGAAGAGTTTAAGAGAGCGCAGTCCATGTTGTTCAACATGCGTGCAAATGCGGGACCGGTGACTGGGCAGTTTGTCCCTGGCACGCGGGGCGTGGACGTAAGAGCTTCGACACAGGCTGGACCGGTTAGGCCTTATGTGGATGTGAGTCCAAACGCAAGAGCGGTAACCCAGGTGGGTGCGACGTACGGCAATGTTGGCCCGCAAGGTGGGTATGAGGTCGAGGTATCGAAGCGTGCTCCCATGCAAACTCCGTTTGGTAAGTTGGAGATGCCTGTTACTGCTCGTGGGTCGTATAGTGCCCCGGTTGGCAAGATGGGACAAATACAAGCTCAGGGGTATTACGTTCCTCGTCAGGGGCAGATGCCACAAGCGAACTACGGCGCGAACTTACGTTATGTTCAGCGATTCCAAGAAGGTGGCGAAGTAGACTATAACCAGATGATGGTTGGAACGTTACTGCCTCCACCGGAAGAGCCCGTTGCTCCCATGGTTAGGCCAGGAATTTCTGTACCCACCATGAGCGAAGTACCGCGCGTGGACGCGCAGGGGAGAGTTATTCGCGAAGCACCGACCCCGGACCAGGTGTACACACCGCTCCAAAGGGCGGTTGGCGGAGTTGAAGCTCTTGGCGCTGTTGCGTCTGGTCTGACGGCTCCGGCCTCAATCTTGTATGACGTGGCACGGGGAGTTCCTGCCAAGGAGATTTCACCGGGTCGGTTTATGTACGAACCACGGACCGAGGCTGGTCAAGAGTACACTCGGGGCATAGGCCGTCTTGCGCAAGACCTAAAGCTTGACGCAGCGCTGCCCCAGGTTCAACTGCAGCGTCCTTATCCTGTTGGGGCCATGGCGCGGCAAGGTATTGCAGCATTAGAAACAGGCACGGAGAAAATGACGTTGCCTGTTTTCCGAAAGATAACTGGCAATCCCGATGCGACTAAAGAGCAGATGATGGATTTTGTGCTTGACCAAAGAAGCATATTGGAACAGGGAGCACCATCCATAGTAAAACCCAAAGGTGGAACATTCGCGTCGTCGCCTGCTTCTAACGTTGAAATAAGCTTTGATATATTTAACGATGCAATGAACGGAAGAAAAGCAACCTACTCGCTTCTCCATGGAAGACAACAAGGTGGGGAAGAAATGATTAAAAAGTTGGATGCGGCTAACGATTTTATAAATTCTAAGTTTAAAAACTATTATCAAAAAAAATTAGGTAGCCAAGATGACCCATTAAGAGATGCTTTTATTCGTGGGGACTTTAAAGGTCTTGATTATTTTCCACAGGATCGAGGAAATCGATCAAGAGAAATATTAGCTGACCCTGATTCAACGCATGAAAGCAAACGAGTTGCATTACAAGATTTAAATGAGCTTTACGACATGTGGACAGACATTGAGTATGTTTCTCCAGGAAACAAAACTCGTGAACAAGTCGTAGACATCATATACAAAAAATTAAAAGAACAAGGCGTAGAGGATCTTTACCGATCAGACATTCAATCTGGGGGAAATCTTCTCGCAGACCCAACTGTACTTGGAGATCGCGGAAGGCTTGCCGAAAAACAAGGCGATGTTGTGTATGATGCTAATAGCGGCGCTTTGCTTAGGGGAAGAATGTCGGATTTAACCGATTATTTAGTGACCCTAAACCCAAATCAAATTAAAAACCTTACTTTTGAAGACGCCATGATTAGGGCAGAACGTTTTCATGAACAAATGAATAATCCAGTGAATAAGTACACTAGAGAAGAACTTTTTGAAGGTCGGGACAACTGGTTTAAGCCAAACAAGAAATATCAATGGACAGAAATCAAGACAGAAGAGGCCCTAAGACGAGAAGGAGCGGCCATGGGCCATTGTATTAAAGGAGACGACTATTGTCTGCAGTTAACTAGTGGGGTGGCAAGACACTTTTCCTTGCAAGATGCAAAAACTGGCGAGCCTCATACTACTATTTCTATTTATCGTAGCCCATACAATAACAAGCCCGATGCCAACCACGTAATTGTGCAACAAATCAAAGGCAAAAGTAATAGTGTTGCCAGCAAGTATTTTTCGGAAATCGCAGCCTTTTTAAACGAATACGAAAAAACAGTTGGAAAAATTTATGTCACAGAAAAAGAAAAGCATATTCCCAAGCCTTTTAGATCAGAGGAATATACCAAATTACCAAAGGGCTATGGGGGCAATGAGTTTGCCAAGGGCGGAATGGTAGATAAACCTTTATATGATCGGGTAGTGTGATGGCCAAAAAGAATACATTGAACAACATCGAAAAAGCTCTAACCGCTTCTGAACTGCCCATGGGCGAAGAAGTAAATGTAGAGATTGAAGAAGAGGTGTTGCCGGAAGAGGAAACGATTAGCGTCGAGATTGACGAAGATGGCGGTGCAACGATAAGCGTTGGCGGTGAGGAAGAAGACGAAGAAATCGAGACCAAGCACTATCAAAACTTGGCTGAAAAGATTGACGAGAGCGACCTGACTGACATCGGCGCCGAGATCCTTGAACTGTTCGACTCGGACATTGCCTCCAGAGAAGAGTGGGAAAGAACCTACTCAGAGGGATTGAAGAACCTGGGATTCCAGTACGAGGTACGCACCAAGCCATTCCGTGGAGCCTCTGGCGTTACGGTGCCCTTGCTGACAGAAGCGATTACGCAGTTCTCTGCTCAGGCCATGAAGGAACTCATGCCCTCGGGCGGGCCCGTGCGCACGCAGGTGATTGGTACGAGCAACCGTAAACGTGAGCAGCAGGCAGATCGCGTCAAGACTTTCATGAACTACGAGATCACCACAGTCATGAAAGAGTACACGCCAGACTTCGACCAGATGCTCTGGTACGTGGGCTATGGTGGGTCGGCCTTCAAGAAAGTTTATTTTGACAAGAACAAGAACCGTTGCGTGTCGCCGTTCATTTTGCCTGACAACTTTGTCATGCCCTACCATGGGTCGAGCAATCCTTGGGAAAACGAGCGCTGCATTCAGGTTGTTCCCATGTCGGCAAACGACCTTCGCAAGAACCAGGTCAATGGCACGTACTTAGATATTGACTTGGGAGACGCACCAATTACTCCCCGTGAGACGCCAATAACTCAAGCGGAAGACCGAGTATCTGGGCAGACACCTGGATATATGGACGAGGAATATACGCTCTTGGAAGCGCATATCCTCATGGACATCCCAGGGTTTGAGGACAAGAACGGGATCAAGAAGCCTTACATCATCACCCTTGACAAGGATAGCGGCAAGGTTCTGTCTATCTACCGTAACTGGAACGAGGACGATGAAACGTGCTGCCCGGAGCAGTATTACGTGCATTACATGTTCCTCCCAGGCCCCGGATGCATGGGCTATGGACTGGTACACCTGATTGGCAACCTGAACAAGGCGGCCACTTCTGCACTGCGTCAATTGCTAGATGCTGGAACGCTGTCAAACCTGCCAGCAGGATTTAAGGCTCGTGGTCTGCGGATCGCGGACGATGATCAGCCGTTGCAGCCGGGTGAGTGGCGAGACATTGACGCGGGCGGCGCGGAGCTATCTAGTTCTCTCTTGCCCCTGCCGTACAAGGAGCCAAGCCAAACGCTGTATACCCTGATGGGATTCTGTATTGACAGTGGTCGCAGGCTAGCCAGCATTGCTGACATGCAGGTCGGCGACGGTAACCAACAGGCCGCAGTTGGTACAACAATGGCATTGTTA